TTAAGGTTCCGCGTCGAAAACGGGCGTCATCGCCCGGATGGTGCAGGGCGTGGGGTGCGTGTGGCGGATGCGGACCTGCCCCATGCCCTCCCAGCTGTCGTCGATCGGCACTTTCACATTGCCGGTGAACAGGTTCGCTTCGCCGGATGCCAGCGGCGCGACGGAAGGAAGCTTCACGCTCTCCCAGGCGCCGCGCTGCAGCGAGCTTATCTCCAGCCCGGTCGTGTCGGTTTCGTAAAGCGACAGGATGACGGCCGCCACCTTCTTGCGCCTGCCCATCAGCGAGCCGTCGCGGCCGCCCACGTCCAGCTCCAGCGTGTGTGCCTCGGCCGAGAACGGCAGCCCCACATGCATCTTCGTCGCGGTCGCGCCGCCCGGCAGCGTGACCGAGCCGCCCGCCACCGTGAGCCCGCTGTAAACCGTGCCGTCTGCCAGCACGTCCACGCTCTGGCCATTCAGATGAGACAGCCCCGTCACCGTGCCCACCGCCGCACCCTCATAGGTGAGCCCACTGTCGACGGCGAAGGTGTCCATGACGTTGACGCCGCGCCCCAGCCCGGTCACGCCGTCCACGATGACCGGCCCCTCCATGGGCGCCGTCAAAAGCTCGATGTAGCGCCTGTTCACGCCGCCGATGGTGCGCCTGATGATCAGCCACACGTCGTCGTTCTCGCCATCCTGGCCGGGCGTCACGCAGACGTTCTCGACGACGGGGAAATCCTCGCCGGCAAAGGCGCCGCCGAACTCATGCCGGTGCATGCCGCGCACCTCCTGGCTGGGCTGATGCGTGTAGCCGGCCAGGAAGTGATAGTCGGTTGTGAACCACAGCACCGGGTCCGGGTTCTGCTGCCAGGCGATCGAGGCCACGCCCTGCCGGGTGATGTGCTCGGAAATCTGGCCGATGTCTTCGGAGGAAAAGCGGCCATACTGGTTCATGGTCAGTTCGGCGATGCTCTTGCGTGAGCGGGTCACGTAAAGAAGCGACGAACCGGCATCGACCGGCTGCATCTTCGCCGCGCCATGCGTGCGCGAACGGCGGTTCTTGAAGGAGGAGGGGGTAAGCGCCTCGTCTATGCCCGAGCCCGACAAGGCACGCACGCCGCCCGTGGTGGCGACCAGCAGATAGCCGTCGCCGTCGGCCAGCCACACGATGTCGTTGGCCTGGCCGCCGCCGGCATTGGTAAACTTCATGCCGTCGTCGTCGGCCTCGCCGATGCCGAAATCGTCGAGATCGCCGGTCTTGGACATGAACACGGAAAAGCGCCGGGCGAGCGCCAGCCGCTCCTCGTAGATGGTCACGGCCGACGCCTGGTTGCCGGCCTTGAAGGCGCCAAGCTGCCAGCGCGAGATGGGCGACAGGTCGGGCAAAGCGTGGCCGTGCAGCTTGACGGTCACCACGGTGGCGGAAACGCGAGACACGATCTCCGCCCAGCGCCACACGCCGTCCGAGCCCTGCAGCCTGACCGGCCGGCCGACATCGCCGGCCTGGAAGCCGGCGCCGCCATTGATGCCGGCCACCGAGGAGGCGGTGAGCGCAAAGGCCGTCTGGCTTGCCGCGGTCCTGTTGACGCCAAGTTCGGCAAAGCCAGCGTCGGTCCATATGTCGCCATCGGTGCCGTTCCAGCGAAAGCGGTGGAACAGGAAGGCGGCCTGGTTGGTGAACTCGTAAAAGCGCGTTTCGCCCGCCGTCCAGATGGTTTCGGCCGAGCGAGTGTCCAGCGTCACCCAGGTCGCGCCGTCATTGGAGCCTTCGAGCACCCAGGAGATCGGCGTGCGGTTGACTTCGCCTGCATCGTTCATCGCGGTGAAATAGTAGTGGTCGACCACCGCAGCCGACGTGCCCTGATAGACGATCCAGCCGGTAGCCCCGCCCTGGAAGTCGGCCCAGGTTGCCTTGTTCTTGTCGAAGGCCTCCCAGGCGTCGGCGGCGGCCGGGCTGGACGACACCGCGCCGGAGGGCGTCGAGTTGGAGGTCATCACCGGGGTAAGCGCGCCATAGTCGGCCGGCGTCAGCAGCGTGCCCTGCGTGTCCATCTCGTCATAGGGGCCGTCGCCCAGCTCGTAGACGGCAAGCGTCCATGTGGTGTGCGCGGTGCGGGTGAGCACGCGCAGCGCGTGCGCGGGGTGCGCGATCCACATCTGGTCGGCCGACTGGTAAAACTGCAGATCGCCGAGCTGCGCCGCGCTCCATGGCGTGGCCACTTCCACCGTGCCGACGCGGGCGCCGTAGGCATAGACACGAAGATAGAGTTCGCCCAGCTCCAGCACATAGGCCTGCTCGGATGAGAAGACGAAGGGGATCAGCCGCGCCTTCCCGGAGTTCTTCGTCTCGGCCACGAAATAGCTGCCACCGCGCTTGCGGATGCCGCCATGCGGAAGCGTGAGAAAGTTCAGGCAGCGGGCCAGTCCGGCGCGGTAAAGCTCCAGCGAGGCGCGCGCATGCAGCCGCGGCGAAATCTCGCCACGCACGAAGGAGTCGGTGGAGGGGTAAAGGGTGGCCATCTACGCTCTCCAGTAGCGGTTGTCGCCGCGCTGGCGGTCCCACCCGGCGTCGTAGAAGGTGGCGGAGCGTTCGATGGCGTGACGGCGAGCGCCGCCTCGAGTGCACGGTCATAGGCCTGTTGCGCAACCTGCAGCATGCCCGTCTTGTGGGTCAGCGGCAGCGCCAGCTTGACGCTGAGTGCCGCCATCATCACTTCCGTGAACAGCGCGTTCCAGTCGTCGGGATCGGTCAGGTTGGCGATGTAGCGAACCTTGCGCGGCGATTCCTGGTCCGAGTAGAGCTTGCCGTCGCGCAATTCCCACGAGATCGGCACGCCGGTAAGCGTGTTGTCGTAGGTGAGCGGCAGGAGCCGCAGGCAGTCGGCGGGAAGATCGAACTGCCAGTCGAGAGACTCGCCCGTGGCGTCGCTGTCCGTATCGATGCCGGTCAACGTGGCGGTCTTGATCGCAAAGGCCCAGCTATGCTTGGAAAGCTCGGCCTCGCGCGTCGTCTCGTAATGCAGCTTGCAAAGCCTGGCCGCCTTGTCGTTGTCCTCGAGGCTGCCAATCGGCGCCTCGTCCAGCACGGAAAGGGCCATGTTGGCGATGTCGACGGCGGTGACGGTCATCGATCACACCTTGACCGCGACATGGCGCGGCTTGTGGCGCAGCCGGCCGTGGCTGTTGTAGATCGGCAGGAAGGGCGACGGGTTGAGCGCCTCGGCTTGGGCGCGAAACGCCAGGCGGGCGCGGCGGCGCTGGGCTGGATCCTTGACGGCCTGCTTCGGGACCGGGGTGGGTTTCTTCTTGCGGGGCATTGGCCGCTCCATGATAGCGAGTAGCGAATAGCGAATAGCGAATAGTTGGGAGCAGCGAACGGGCATCTTCCCTATTCGCTACTCCCTACTCGCTACTCGCTCATCACGCCTCGGTGGTCTTGATGGCCACGAAGCGGGTGGTCTTGATGCTGGAATAGACGGCGTTCCAGTTGGCCGCCGTGGCCAGTTCGGCATCGGTGGCGAACTCGCCAGCCGTCGAGGCGTCCAGCCAGCGGAAGCCCGGCGTGTGGATCACGAAATGGCGCCTGGACACCATCTCGGTCACGCCGCCGCCATGCCCCTGCCGGGGCTTGCGGTCGAACTCCAGCGGCCCGCCTTCCAGCTGCACCGGCAGCTCGTTCCACATGATCGCATTGGGCTTCATCAGGAACGAGGTGTACTCGTTGGTGGACACCGGAATGTCGTCGTCCACCACGCACCGATACCCCATGTAGAAGGGGATCAGCGGCCCGCCCTGCTGCGAGGACGGCACGAAGTCGATCAGGTCCAGCTTCTTGAGCGCCTTGGCCTGCTTGGAGTGCATCCACCACACCTTGAACTCGTCGGCGCGGTCGCCATGCAGATAGGCGCCGTCGATGGCGTCGGTGTCGGCGATCGTGGCGTTGGTGTCCCACACCATGGAGCCGGCATCGTTGGCAATGTTGTCGGCCAGGATGCCCTGCAGCATGGCAATGAGGCTCTTCTTGTGCGCCCGCTGCCAGTAGTCGGTCTGGCGGTCGATGGCCACTTTCAGCGGATCGTCGCCGGCCAGGATGGCGGTGAGATCCGCAAAGCCCCAGGCCTGTGCCCGCACATGCCTTGCCGCCGTCTCGCGGATGGTGCCGAGCTTCTTGGTCTCGATCGAATCCGCCTCGTTGTCGTTGACCGGCTCGGAGGCGTCGTTGCCCAGATCCTTCCACGACGGCATGTCCACCACACGGCCGCCCATGGAAAGCTTGGACGATACCGCCGGGTCGGCGTAGAGCACGCCGGCCTGGTAGATTTCGAGGCTCTGCACATGCGCCTCGAAAGAGTACTGCGCATAGACCGACGGGATGATGGAGTCCGTCAGTTTGGTAAAGGCGTCTGCCATTTTCTCAAGTCCTTCAGGATATGCGCGGCAGGCCCAGCGTCCGGCTTACCGGGGGTGGCTGGAAATCCAGAGGTCGGGGTTTTCGCCCGCCTCCCTGGCCATGCGCCGCGCGCGTTCGGGGTCGCTTTTGACAAGGGCGTTGATGCCCGCCAGGTCACGCTGGCCGGCCGCATTCAGCTTGAACGGATTCGCACCCGCTCCAGCATCGCCGCCGCCGATCGTGTCTTCCTTGAACATCCGCTGGCCGACCGCCTCGAAAGCCCGCGCGATCTGCGGATCGGTCAGGCTGCCATCGGCAAGCAGGATGCCCTTGGCCTTCATCGCCTCGACCAGCCCCAGCCCCTTCATGGCGCGGTCGGCAACGGCCAGTTTCTCCTTGAAACCGTCGCTGTCCACCGGCCCCCAGTCCTTCACCAGCGCGTCATGGGTTTCCTCGACCGAACGGGACTGCGCTTCGATCTGCGCACTTGCCTGTTCGGCCATGTAGCCCACGAAACGATCGTGCATGGCCTGAGCCTGCGTTGCGGTGAGCCCGGCTTCGGCCATCCAGGGTTTGGAGGCGTTGGCCAACTCCTCGTTGTAGGGCAGGTTCTCGGGGTAGTTCTCGGGACGCTTGAATTCCACCTGGTCGGGCGATGCGATCGGCCGCCGGTCCTCGGGAAGCTTGGCAACGAACTTGTCCCACTCTTCCTTTGGCGCGTCGGCTGCCGGCACGGTGACAGCGGTGCCCAGCCTCTGCTCGAGACTGTGCGCAGCCGTCACCACGTCGGCGACTGATCTGTAACCCTTGGTTTCGACCCACTTCCGGGCGCCTTCGTCCTGAAGCCGGAAAATGGATTATCGCCCCCTGCAGCAGACCCGTTCTCTGCCGGCGGCGTTGGCGTTGCAGGGGCGCCCGCCGGAGGCTGTTGACCAGCATCCACGGACCCGGCTTCTGCCTGATCGGTCATGAACTCTTCCTCTTGTAGTGAGCTTGTCGAACTGGCGGCTCACCCAGCCGCGGGGATCTTTATGCCGCCGCGATGGCGGCGAGCGTGTCGACGCGCAGCCAGTTTGTGCCGTCGGAAAACGCCACCACCGGCGAGCCGGCGGCGCCGTTGCTCACATAGATCATGCAGCGCGCGTTGGAGGCCGCGGCGGGCGCCGTCGCCACGGTGTAGGTCCGCAGCTTGACCAGGTTGCCGGTCGTTGACCTGGCGGCATTGGCCCGCGTTCTCGGAATGCCTTTGGACATCTGAGTTGCTCCGTTCTCTGTGGATGAGGTTACGGCTTGGCCCCGCCGCGGGGATCACTGCTCCAGCCGGGCAGCCTTTTCCAGCGCCACGAGCTGGTCCGGATCGAGGTTCACGAAATCCAGTATGCGCTGCACCACTTCGGCGCGCGCGTTGCAGAGTGCGGAATGCAATTCGTAGCCGGCCGGCGACTGCCGCTCGGCCAGCCACTGGCGGTAGGTCGGGCGCCGGTAGTAGCCGAAGAAATCGGCGAGGTCGGTCAGCACGGTTTCGGCATCTTCCTTCGACCCGTTGCCCGCGAACAGCCGCCGGTAGGCCTGCACCCGCGCCAGGTTGGCCCTGGCCGGGCCACCGGCGGCGCCGGCACGCGCGAAAGGCTTTTTGGTCACTGCGGCATCAGCCCGGAAAGCAACCCGGCGTCACGCGCCTGCACGGCCGCCGGCACCGCATCCTTCGCCAGTTGCCCGGCCTGAGCCAGCGCCGCCATGCCCTGTTGCGCCTGTTGCGCCCTGGCCCGCGCCTCCCGCATCGCCGCCACTTCGTCCTTCGTGCGCAAGAGCCGCTGCGGCGCACGGCTGGCATCCTTCTTGATGCGCAGATATTCGTCGCCGTCGATATTGTCCAGGATGGCCGGATCCTGTGCCGCACCCGCATATTGCACGGCGCTCGTCACCACCATGTCGGCGTCCCGGCTCTCGGCGGCCTTGCGCAGGATGTCCAGCGGCGAGGTAAAGGTGGGCCGCACCGCCTTGCCGGCGAGCGAGGGCGGCGGCAAAAAGCGGCTGTCGGCGTCGTAAAGCCCCTTGGCCTCGAGGATCGACAGCTCGCGGTCCAGATTGCTGGCAAAACCCGCCTGGATGATGGAGCCCGAGGGCCCCAGCAGCGCGCCCTTTTCCTCCTGCCTTATCAGCGCTTCGGTGGCCGTCATCTGCGGGTTCTGGATCAGCACCTGAAACAGGTTCACGAACGCATGTCGCGATTTCACGGCCGGCCGCGGAATATTCGTAGGCGAATTGCGGTTTGGCCCCGGTGGCGATGGGCCCACCAACGGGCGGCGGCATCGTCGATCATGCCGGATAGGAAGCGCCCGGATTGAGCACCGGCGGCACCTGGTCGGCCTTGGCCCGGTAGGCAAGCGCGGGATCGGTGATCTGCTGCAGCGCCCTCAAGCCGGTGCGCCGCACCGCGTTGATCTCGCGCACCGTGGTCAAGGCCTCGATGGTGGGCGAGATGCCGTAGGTGTCGCCCTCGTAGCGGCGCCAGTTGAAGCAGGCCACCGGGAAGGTCCGAAAGCCCGCCTCCTTCACGATCTCCTCCTCGTCCTCGATGACGTGATACGAGACGAAGGCGGTGTCGAGAAAATCGGTCGTATCGCCGATGCGGTAGGTGCGCCGCTCGTCGCGCGGCTTGACGCACTGGATCAGCCCCACCTTCTCCAGGCATTTGGCGGGATCGTCCGCCAGCATGCGGATGGCCGGCGGCAGCCTGTCGTAGCCGAACATCTGCGCGCACTGGCGCGCGGTGCGCTCATATTTGCGGTGCAGCGTGTCCACCTCGCCCCAGCGGTCGCGGGCGATGTAGGCTTCCACCACGGGGATGGAGGCGTAGCGGATCAGCGTGCCTTCGGAAAACCCCTCCTCGGAATAGAGATAGCCGGGCCGTAGCGCACACGTTGCGCAAGCAGGCCTGGGCGGCCGGCACGAAGCTGGAGCCGGCCGAGTAGCGAGCGAGAAGATGAAGTCGCGCAGGTCTTCGGCCCATTCGCGCTCTTCGCGGTTTCCTCGTCGTCGATCGCCGCGGTGGAAAGCCCGTGCCACTTTTCCGACTGCGGGACGATCAGGCTTTCCAGCCCCGCCGCCAGCCGGTTGGCGGCCGAGTTGATGGTGTTGTCGTAGATGCGGCTGCCCCGCCGCTCGGAACGCTCCGGCTGGCTCTCACGGCCGCGCGAACCGACGTTGCGGAACTGGTCGGGTGCGTCGGGATCGCAGAACTCGGCGACCTTCTCCCACACCTGCTCATAGTCCGAGCGCTCGCTCTCCAGCTCGGACTGGCGGGCAAGGATGTCGGT